CTCCACTTACTCATGCTAGACCTCAACGTGTTTACATTTACCACGCCACTTGTAACCCTCACAGCTACAAGTCTTTGCATCCAAGTCCACTGTATATACGTTACCTCGACTACCCTGCACCTTTTTAATGTTACGCACCGGTTCGGACACCGGACCAAACTGTGCCACTTCCACTTCCACGAACTTGCGATATCGTCGATTCAAACGAACCGGCACCTTGCAGTAGATAGGCTCACCGGCATGCCATTGTCGATATGCCAGAATCTTGTCACCATCAACCAAGTAGGTGTGATTGGGTTGTTTATAATCTACTTCCCATTTGGTAATTTCTTTCAGAGCCAGCATATTACTGCTCCAGTGAACGATGTTTGGATTGGCGTTTGAACGCCTTCTTGGACAGCACAATCTTTGCTTTAAATCGTGGTCCACACAAGGCTTTGGCTACTGCGTTGCCTTTCAGCTTTGGAAGTTTAAACGTAATCTTCATGGTGTATCCTATTAAGGTGTGTATACTTATTGGGCAACCAAAACCACTTTGAAGTGACTGCCTTGTGCTACACTGGCACCGCCCCGGAAGGCCTTCCAAATGCAAGCAGTGTCTATCATGCGGGCCGCGATACCTGACCGCGTTAACCGCCCCAGCACCACTTGGGCAAATTGCTCAGCATCCATTCCGTTGGTATAAAAGAAGCCTTTACGCACAACGATATGGCCGTCTTTGTTTCGACCGATAGAGTCCACATAACCTTCCAATACTGCACGAACTTGTTTGACTGTAAGCATTTGTTTCTCCGTTTCGCTAGTGTAAGTGTATATTATACGTGAAATAGATTTACTGGTCAACCGTTTTAGTGCGTATTCAGTGCTGGCTTAAACCGGGCTATCAGTTCACGTTCACGTGCATGAGCTGGCTTGCGTCCACGCACAATTTCCATCAATCCGTAAGTGTGGACTTCGACCCCATGCTTGCGTATCGACTTGCACAAGGCCCAGTCTTTGTTCTCAGTAAGGGCACGTCTAACGTGCTTCTGTATGCGGATTTTTAACGCCTTACGTATCTGACTGCCGCATACTGTGATGCCTATATACTGCAGGCCTGTTGCGGTATTTGTGATACAGTACACAGCATGTTTGGTGTCTTGGCGTCTTTTGCGTGTCGCTTTTTGCATTTCCATAATACTATTATATAGCAAATGGATTTATTGCACAACCGAAATGTAGGTGATGTAAGTCATTGATTTTTAAAAAGAATCTACCAGTTAATTTCGTAGCCCTGGCTGGGCGGGAAATCCTTGCGGTAATTACGGCACAATTCCATCATTGCGTTGCCGCTGTATCCCGGGCACTCAATTCGCAAAACAATTTTGCCATGTAGTGTAATGGTTAGAACATAACCCATTTTTATATCCTTTGCTGTATTTACTATAATAGCAGTATAACAGGACTGCAATGTTAGGTCAAGTCAAAAAGACAGGGAAATTAATCCCTGTCTTACTATTTTCTGTTCCCAAGCATAGTTGCTCGGAAGAATTACGCCGCTAGGGCAAATTCTTCATTGTAAAAGCTATCGTTTGCTTTTATGGTTTTTGCTTGATTTACAGTCATCGCCTACTGTGTTGCCTCTTTCGCTATCTCACCATGTCGAAACCGGTCGGGCCCATTAGGGAGAATACTACTGAATTGTGTTGGATGTCACTATCCGCAAAAACCTGTGCAATATTCTCTCTGGTGGACCCGGGGGGAATCGAACCCCCGTCCACGATGCCTTCGTTACGAAGGAATTACAACAATTCTTTATCACATTATCTATTATATATTTATCTTGTTTACCTGTCAACTACTACTTAACCTGTTGTGCCCATTCTTTTCGAATCTGTGCCTTAACCGATTCTGGCAATGGAACATAGTCTAGCTCTATTGCCAGTTTGTCGCCTTTGGCAAATGCCCAATCAAAAAACTTAATCACTTCTTTGGTATTGGCATTACCTTCTTTGAACAGTAGAACAAATGTAGCGGCTGTGATTGGCCAACCATCTTTGTTATTTAAATTAACAGCCATGCCGGGCGTTTTCCAATCTGCTGATTTAGCGGCAATAGCAAATGTAGTATCGTCTGGCTCAACTGGTTTACCTTTTTTGTCTAGCATACGAACATAATTCATCTTGGCCTGCTTGACATAAGCATACTCCACATAGCCAATGGCACCAGGCACCTGTAGTGAAAATGCCGCGACCCCTGCATTACCTTTACCTGCCACCGTTTGTTGTGCCTTCCAACTAACCGTTTTGCCCGTTCCTATTTCATTTTTAAACTCTGTACTGACCTGTGATAGGTAATCAGTAAACACCGCAGTAGTGCCACTGCCATCTGCACGTACAACGCGACTAATTGATTGGTCTGGCAGTGGTAGTTTGGGATTTAATTTCTTGATAGCCGGATCATTCCAGTTGTTGATCTTGCCGTGAAAGATGTCCGCCAATGTTTTTCCATCTAGTACCAGCTGTCCAACTTCAATACCTTTGATGTTAACCACAGGAACCACTCCGCCTATCACAGCCGGAAATTGATAGTAGCCTTTTGCTTTTATTTCATCTGCTGACATTGGATCATCTGTTGCACCAAAGTCCAATGTTTTAGCTTCCATTTGTTTGATTCCACCTGATGATCCAATTGCTTGATAATTTATCTTAGCACCGGTTTCTCTGTGGTAATCTCCGGCCCACTTTGCGTAAATTGGTGCCGGAAAAGTCGCACCAGCACCACTGATAATTTGTGCCTGTGCAGATACTGCAAACATTGACAATAAAATAGCAAATAATTTTCTCACTTGTAAGTTCTCCTGTGTGTGAATGTGCGTTTGCACAATACTATTTAACTACAAGAGTATTACAGTAATATTACAATTCTGTATTATCTTTATCGCGTTTACTGGTCAAGAAAAAGCCCACCGAAGTGGGCTTTTAATTCATCCTGTTATTTAGATTAGAATGATTTTGCTACAGAAAATACCAATGCGCTTTTGTACAATTGCTCGCCATTTACTGTGTTTGCTGTCTTGACCGCAGTGGTCAGACCTTTATTAGTAAAGTAATGAGTACCAATTGCAAATCCAGCCAGATTATATGTTGCACCGACCTTATAGTCGGTATAATCAGTGGTTGAATGATTTGCAACCATGGTATGACCAACATGAGCATCCGCAGTTAATTTAGCTGCGATAGGAAATTTCAAATCAGCTTGTACATATTTGCTAGACTTGCTATTTGCTACACCAAAAGAATCACCCAATGATTGGCTGTATTTGGCCACGATTGGACCATATCCAACGGCTGCATACACTTCATGCGTGTTACTATTACTAGCAAATCTGTTGGCGGCCTGTGAGTAAAAATAGTTATATGAACCTACGTCTACTGTCACACCCTTAAAGATTTCTTTCTTGTAGCCAGCATACAGATCACTCTCTAAACCGATACTGTCAACATAGAGCAAGTTGCTGACACTGCTATTCCAATTACCAACATAAAATCCACTTTTGTGGGCATAATCAACACCGCCTTGTAGTGCCTGTGAATTTTGTGTTTGGCTAATACCACGAAAGCGGTAATCAGTAGTTACTCCGACATTACCAGAAACCTGAGCTTGGGCAGCACCAATGCCTGCGAACAATAAAAGTGCAAGTAGATATTTCTTCATTATATTAATTTCCTTTAAAGTATGTATGACGAAAATGTCATCTGTTGTATTTATACTACATGTTGTATTATGAAAAGTAAAGAGTCAATTCGCCCAAAACACATTTGATCTAAATTAGAGATGTTATATTACAGAAATGGGCATAATACTCTAATATATTTATATGTTAATTTAGTGTTAACATATAAAAATACCGTAACGGTTCCGGTTAACACAGTGTTGGGGTAGTTTTGTATAGTAAGGGACTGATACGCCTCTCGGCGATGCCCTTACGTATATTACTCAGCAACCGTTTGCTTGGTTGCGCGGGCCTTGATAGCATCCAGACTGGGTTTGACTTTTTCAGCCTTTACACTGACAACCTTGGTGTTGTTGTATTTGACATCGGCATTATCAATCGCTTCTTTATACGAAGCATTATTATAAATCTCATGCGATTTCAAAAACGTAACCAACTCAGCCTTGCTCATTGCTTGTGGCAAATCAATCAAAGTAATATCGGTTTCGGTCTTGGACAGGATCTTGACACGAGTCATGTCATTAGCGAAACGCACTTTGTAGCCTGACTTGCCCTTGGTAACACCACCTACTTTGAACAGTTTACTCATTTTTAACACTCCATTTAAGTTAATTTAAAATACCATGTCCACACATTGGACATATTCAAAGTATAGCTGAATTCGATTTTAGAGTCAACCAACTTTTGAATTTGTTTTACCAAAATTACAATGCCTTACCTATTTTTTCTTTTGCCCATTCGGCTCCGGTAGAAATATCCCTACCAACACCGGCCACAGTGGAACACGCAGTCAACACACTTGCCAAAATCAATACAAATACAGTTTTCATCGCGCCGCATCCTTGGCCACACTCTGCACCTTGGACAACCCGTTATCAAACATTCGAGCGATGCCCGAAAACCCCACGGTGCAAACTATAATACCAAACACGACACCAATAATAAATTTACTCATACATACCTTTAAATTTTGAAAAGCATATTAGCCGGCACAAGTAATTCTATCTCATCCAGGTTAGGCCTGTTCCAACATGTTAGCCGGCACACGCCACAAGCCAGCTGTCGTGCTAACTGTGACGAACTTGCGTCCTACTTTCTGCACTGTACCTTGGACATTGCGACCCAGTCTGGTGCTGTTGAACGTGACCTCGTCACCACGTGTCAACGTGCGTATAGTCTTACGGACCAGCTGAGCACGCCGATATCGGATTGCATCTTGGATACTGTTCAGATCAGCATCGGAAAAGTTACCACCAATGATTTCGGTATTAATGCTTTGAAGTGTAGTCATTGTTATCTCCTTTATTTGATTATTTTACCACGTGGCCAGCGCGAGCCGGAGTTCATTTATGCTTCCAAGATAGTCCGAATCGATCACCTTCTTGTTCTCTGTGATGCGATATCGATTGCGACTATTTTTCACACACTTAAGGACTCGTCCACCAAATGCCACTGTCACAGTCCCGCCAACCTTGCTAACCACCACCTGACTACGCAAGTCCTGCTCGGCATTTTGCAGTGCGCTCTTTGCCATTTCTAAATCGTGAGCTTTACGAGCTACTTCCATTTGCAATTTCTTATACTGTTCGATGTTCATTGCTATCTCCTTAGATTGTTGCATCTTTGAATGCTTCGGGTAAGTGGCGCAGGGTTTTAACTCCAACAATTGCAAGACTGCCATCTTCCAACACCACTACTGCGTCAGGACCCCATTTGGTACCTTGTTCCAGCGAGCGAACCAGCACCACCCTAGTGGTTGTAATAGAGTTACCGCGTCCATCATCCCAGGTGTCTTGCAATGCCAGCTGACCTGCAACAAATTCTTTAACTGGCACTACCTCTTTTTTGGTTTTCTTGCTGATCGCTTTAACTGTTTTAGACATTTGTTTCTCCGTTTCGCTAGTGTAAGTGTATATTATACAGGGAATGGATTTATTGCACAACCGAAATGTGGGCTACGTAAGTCATCGATTATACCGACTTTTCCAACTGCCGAAGGACCAATGCCCGATCTACTTCACGCGCATTGGTCAGCAATTCAATAACCAAGGTCTCAAAATAACCCGAAGTGTAAGCATGACCCCAAAGGGCCTGCTTTTCAGTTCTGAATTGGGTCACAATCTTTTTAACTTGATCTCGCTTAGTCATTTTATTTCTCCGTATTTTAACTTAGTCAGCTCTCGAACAAGCATGTGCCTTCAAGCCTGCCTTTTGCAACACTTCCGCAAAGGCCTGGGCACCAGCTTCTTTGATATCCATGGACTGGGTAAAACTGCCACCCGGATTCCATACCGTCAAGCATTTTGGCTTGTAGTCTTTCTTAAAACCAGCGGCCAACAATTCTTTGGCTTCTTTGGAATTGGTGCGATTAACATACACTTCAACCCACCCAAAACCACAGTAGCCGGGTTCACCATGTCGAGCACGGAATTCTGCTTCGGCTTGTTTAGCCGCTGTAAAAGCTTCTTGGACGATTTGACTTAGCATTTGTAACTCCTTGTTATTAACTATACACATATTATACGCGAAACGGATTTATTGCACAACCGAAATATTACTTCTCCAGGGCATAAGGTTTGTTCCACCGGCCAATGTTCACATCCACATACCAACCCACGTTGAAGTAGTCGGTCTGGATATCACTCTTGTCCCAGTTACCATCGTTCATTATGGTTATCACTTCGATCAAAAACTTCCTCGCACGGCCTGAAAAGTGATCCCGGTAATGATACGGGTTCACATCCAAATTCTGCTTTTTACGGAAGTAAGCGATCTGCCCCTCATCCATGTAATTACAGTAGGCCTTGGCCTTGTCCGTTTCAATGTAATTTTCGATAAAATCTATGCTACCCTGCTTGACATTAAGCACCAGGGTGCTGTGATTACGCACCGCAACACTGGCCTTGATACCGTGTTTCTTGCACACTGCCCTAATGCTGGGAGCCAATTTTGCTTTCAATTCCTGGGATACGTATGCCATTTTATTTCTCCGTTTCTTTAGTGTATGTGTCTATTATACAGCCTTCTGACCAATCTGTCAACTACTTTAATCCTTGGGGATTCTGTAGCTGATGCCCTGCGGAGTTTTGATTTTAGTGATACCTGCTTTTTCGTAGTCAATTTCCAGCATGGCCAAATTGGCTTTGTCACGCACCCGGGCATTCTCCACTTTGATGGTAATGAAATTTTTACGGGGGTCAACGTAGATCTTGGTGGTGCTGTATACCAGTTCCAGCCCCAGCTTGATACGTTCCGCTTGGACCTTTTGTTTTTCGCTGTAGTGGCTCCAGTTGGCAATAGCCCGCATACGAGCATCACGCATAGCAGCGAAAGCATAGAAACCGGCGTTTTTAGTATCG